CATTTCAAAAAGAAATATTAGGAACGATTCATAACAATCGTTTTACCATCTGTAAACTTCCCAGACAATCTGGTAAGACAACTACAATTATATCTTATATCTTACATTATGTTCTATTTAACGAACAAATGAGAGTAGCAATACTTGCAAACAAAGCTGCAACTGCAAGAGATATTCTTTCCAGATTACAACTTGCATATGAAAATTTACCAAAGTGGTTACAACAAGGAGTAATGTCTTGGAATAAGGGTTCTCTGGACTTAGAGAACGGTTCTCGTATTGTTGCATCTTCTACATCTTCTAGTGCAGTTCGTGGTGGTTCTTACAACATGATTTTCTTAGATGAGTTCGCTTTCGTACCTCACAATGTCGCAGAAGATTTCTTTAGTTCTGTGTATCCTACAATTTCATCTGGTAAAAATACTAAGGTTGTTATCGTATCAACACCCAATGGTATGAACTTGTTTTACAAACTCTGGTCAGATGCAGAGAGTGGTAAAAACTCTTACAATCCGATTGATGTTCACTGGAGTGAAATCCCTGGCCGTGATGAGAAGTGGAAACAAGAAACTATTGCAAACACCTCTCAAGAACAATTTAATCGTGAATTTGAGTGTGAATTCTTAGGGTCTATCAATACCCTTATTCACCCAACAAAGATTAAATCTATGGTATTTGATGACCCAATACAAAGAAACGCTGGATTAGAAATATATAAAAAACCAGAAAAAGATAGATTATATACTATGGTATGTGATGTTGCAAGAGGAACAGAACAAGATTATTCTGCATTTCTTGTATTTGACGTATCAGAACTTCCATATCGTATTGTTGGTAAATATCGTAATAATGAAATTAAACCTCTACTATTTCCAAATGTTATTCATGATGTTGCAAAAGCATATAATAATGCATATGTAATGATTGAGGTAAATGATATTGGTGAACAAGTTGCAACTGCAATGCAATATGATTTAGAATTTGATAATTTAATTATGGCTTCTATGAGAGGTCGTGCTGGTCAGATACTTGGTTCTGGTTTCTCTGGGGGTAAAGTACAGTTGGGTGTAAGAACAACCAAAGCAGTAAAAATGTTAGGGTGTTCAAATCTCAAACAATTAATAGAAACAGATAAACTTATTGTTAATGATTATGACCTTATAACAGAGTTTTCTACATTTGTCAAGCATGGACAATCATATCAAGCAGAGGAAGGACACACAGATGACCTTGCAATGTGTTGTGTATTGTTTGCATGGATGACAAATCAGACATACTTCAAAGAACTTACTAATGTAGATATCAGAGAAAGAATGTTCTTAGAACAACAAGACCAACTAGAACAAGACATGGCTCCATTTGGATTTATGGACAATGGTATTGATGACCCTATGGGTGAATCTATTATAGATGAATATGGTCAGAGATGGTCACCAGTTGTAAGAGATTATAGTAATAACTGGTAAAAAACAATAAAATACTACATAATATCAATAATGTCATGTTCGTATTTAATATAACAATTGGAACAAACTATTTTTGATTTTTCTATGAGATTAACCACTTCTTTTCTAGATTCTTCGTTAAGACCTAATCGTTTAGATTTAAAACGAATTTCTTTATCATGGGGGTAAAACTTTAAACACGCTGTTTCTGGTTCACCACAATGATGACAAGAATATGGTGCAAGATACTCATTTAACCAAATAATCCTTCGGTTATAGTTTTTCTTTGCAACCTCTTTGATAGTCTTCTGGTATCGTTTATAGTATGACATGGTATTATTTATAGATTCAAGTGCATATAAAAATGGGTTTTTAGAAACTTAATTTTACTAAATATACACAAGAATGATTTATTTGACATAGAACAAGGAGAAAAAATATGCCTTTTCAAGTATCGCCTGGGGTTCTTGTCAAAGAGGTTGACTTAACCAATGTTGTTCCTGCCGTATCCACCTCTGTTGGTGCGATTGCTGGTGCTTTTGAAAAAGGCCCAGTTGGTGAGATTACAGCGGTTTCTTCAGAAGAAGAACTGGTCAGACTTTTTGGTAAACCCAATGGAAGTAACTTTGAGACATTCTTTACTGCTTCAAACTTCCTTCAGTACGGAAACGCACTGAGAGTTGTAAGGGCACAAAGTGCTGTCACAAACGCAATGAGTGGTGGTTCTGGTCTTTTGATTAAGTCCGACACTCATTATCTAGACAATTATTCTGGTGGTGAAGCCTCCTCTGGAGAGTGGGGTGCAAGAACTGCTGGAACTCACGGAAATAGTTTGGGAGTATCAATGTGTACTTCTGCAAACGCATATGAGGAAAATTTACCACAAGCAAAACGAACAAATGGTGCCGTTACTAAAGGTGCTACGCAGATTACAGTTGATGACGGAACTAATTTTGTTAAGGGAGATTTAATCTCTTTTTCAACTGCTGATGCATCTTCTGATGCAACTGCGTTTGCTCATATCGCTGGTGATGAGGGTAATGAATATGAAATTACCAACATCAGCACTCATGTACTGACCATTAGATTGAAAGATGACCCAAATGGTAAGGGTGTACAAGCAGATATCCCAGATAATACGTTTGTTCGTAGACGTTGGAGATTTTATGACTTGTTTGATAGTGCGCCTGGTACATCACCATATGCAACTGGTAAAGGTGTTACCAATGATGAAATGCATATTGTTGTATTTGACAGAACTGGGGATATTTCTGGTTTTCGTACAGAAACTGCTGGTGAAAGAACTGGAGCTGTTCTAGAAACATATGCGTTTGTTTCACAACACCCAAATGCAAAATCACCACAAGGTAATGCAAACTATTATCCAGATGTGATTTTTAGACAATCATCATTTGTATATTGGTTAGACCACCCAGCTGTTCTAGTAAACGCTGGTACAGCAAGAGCTGCTGGAGAAGCATATGCAACTGGTGGTAGTGTTAGTGGACAACCAAAAGGTGGTGGTTCTAGTGTTAATACATTTGGATTTAATCTAAGTGGTGGAACAGATGACTATACTCCAACTGTAGGTGAATTAGATAGTGCGTATGAACTTTTTGCAGACGCAGAAACAGTAGATGTAAATCTAATTATGGCAGGTTCAGTTCCAAATGGTACAGACGGTATCACACACGCAACTAATCTTATTGACCTTGCAGAAAAGAGAAAAGACGTTGTTGTTTTCATCTCTCCAAGAAGAGAAGATATTGTAAATATCTCATCATCTACTACTCAAACAGCAAATGTTAAAAAATTCTTTGACCAACTTTCAAGTTCATCATACGCTGTATTTGATAGTGGATACAAGTACCAATTTGACAAGTTCAACGATACTTTCAGATTTGTACCATTGAATGGTGATATCGCTGGTCTTTGTGCAAATACAGATAATGTTGCAGACCCATTTTTCTCTCCTGCTGGATTTAACAGAGGACAAATTCGTGGTGCAGTTAAACTTGCATACAATCCAAATAAAGCACAAAGAGATATTCTCTATCCTGCTAGAATTAATCCAATCGTTACATTCCCAGGCCAAGGTACAATCATGTTCGGTGATAAAACTGCTCTTGCAAAACCAAGTGCGTTTGATAGAATCAATGTTCGTAGATTGTTTATCTTACTTGAAAAAGCGATTGCAACTGCTGCTAAATTCCAACTCTTTGAATTCAATGATGAATTTACAAGAGCGCAATTTAGAAATCTAGTTGAACCTTTCTTGAGAGATATTCAAGGAAGAAGAGGTATTACAGACTTTAGTGTTGTTGCAGACGGAACAAACAATACTGGAGAAGTGATTGATAGAAATGAGTTTGTTGCAGATATCTTTATCAAACCTGCTCGTTCAATCAACTTTATTCAACTTAACTTTATCGCAGTTAGAACTGGGGTAGCATTTTCTGAGATAGGGGGTTAATCATGGCAACAATAGATGAATTTAAAGCAAACCTTGTCGGTGGTGGTGCAAGAGCAAACCAGTTTCGTATAACTTTCAATACGCCAGGCGCAATTGCGACTGGTCTAGATGTCAGAAGAACATCTTTCTTAACCAGAACTGGACAATTGCCAGGAGCAACGATTGGTGAAGTCGCAGTTACTTTCAGAGGAAGAAGTCTTTTCCTTGCTGGTGATAGAGAGTTTGAACAATGGACAACTACAGTATTAAATGATACTGACTTTATGATTAGAAACGCTATGGAAAGATGGCAGAACGCAATGAATGATTTTCAAACTAATACTGGTTTGACAAATGTTGCAGACTATACTGCTGACTTAACTGTAGAACAATTAGATAGAGATGATACAGTTCTTAAAACTTACATTCTAAGAAACTGTTTCCCAGTTTCTACTAGTGCAATTGATTTAAGTTATGATGCTACTACTGAAGTTGAAACTTTCGACATCACTTGGAGATACACACACTTTGAAGCATCATCAGTTAACTTCTAATTAGTTCTACTAAATAGACCTATAAGGAGTTTATGATGGCGGAATTGTTTGGTTTTCGTATCACTAGAAAAAAAGAGGACGCAGAGACTTTTACTCTGCCGTCCTCTGATGATGGTGCAGAAGATATTGCAACTGGTGGATTCTTTTCTTCAGTATATGATATTGAAGGAAAGGATAAAACTCAGTACGACCTAATCAAAAGATATAGACATATTGCACAACAACCAGAGTGTGATAGTGCAATTGAAGATATTGTGAGTGAGGGTATCGCTTCAAATGAAGGCGATGCCCCCATCTCATTGATGTTAGATGGTCTTAAGCAATCTTCTACTGTCA